CTACCCCCTAATAATCCGTTTAATGGCCTCATAATAAACAAATCCCGTTATTATAGCTTTGAACGTATCAAATGTATGCGGAAGTACTACCGTCATAGAAATTGCCGCTGCCAAATAGGCTAATCCTATCATGCGTCTATTATTCATTTTCACTGCTCCCTTCTGATATATGATATAATGGGAGAAGGTCGGGGGCTTTCGCCCCCTTCCCCCGCCTCGTTATCTCCGTTTACGCTTGCTAGGCTTTCGGCGATTTCGGGGCTTTTCCTTACTCCAGATTGACAGTGCTATCGATACTAGCAATCCGATGAGCCACTCCCAATCGGCTCGTTCCATCTTTTCTCACCTCCTGATTATATTATATATTATGTAGCTACAAAAGTCAAGTGTTTTCTTAATTTTCACACACAAAAAAAGGCCTCCCAGAATATACTGGAAGGCCTTTTGCTTATTTCTTCGACAATTCGGTAAGTCCGTCTTGAATTGTCTGTATGATATTGTCTATCGCATAATTAATGACTCGCAGATAAATCCGGTTACGAATCTTTACCCATACGGATTGAGTCGTTTCGATCTCAGCCTGTAACGGTGCTGTAATCGTCTTAAGCTGTTCTGCAACTAGCGGTCGCAAATCATCGGCAGATAACGCCGCTAACGTAGCCGTCGCTTGGTCTTTTGCCGCCTGTGCTGCTTCCTTGGCAAGAATGTTCAAGATTTGTTTTTTGTCCATAATTATCGCTCCTTATAATACATTATATATTTTGTAAATTCCCGTAAGCACGGTACCAGTTTGCATTGCCACGTAACTGATTGCCGCCTGTGCCGGGTTCTTCTCCGTTCCTTAAGACCCACAAATCCCACCGTTCACAGGTACTGTTCGGGCCATAATCTTCATGTGTATTCAAGCCGTCGAGATTATCGGCGGCTTCGGCATGTGTCATGACCCGGTCCGCGTCGATCGTAAGGTCCAGTGCATCGGCTAAAACGCATATAACTTGCGAAACAGCGTTAATCTGTGCTTCTGTCGGCGGATACGGGCCTAAGTTATCGGGACCCGTTGCGTCGTAAGCACAACAAAGTGTAATAGCTATGCTACCTGTATTACGCCGATACGTTGCCGATTTGACCTCGGCTAAATCATTCGTTGATACAAATACCCTGCCGTCACCTGTGATATTCACGTGATACTCGTCGAACGTCTGATTATAACGAGCTGCCGTCCAATGAATATACAGCTTAACATCACGATCAAGACTTCTCGCTCCATTCCACAGGTCCCAATATGCCGCCTTTGCTAAGGACTTCAGTTCGTGTAGTGTAACTTCTCTCACTGTTCATCACTCCTTTCTGATTTATGTACCGCTGTTTTAGCACCGCCGATATAGCCTAAAAGGCCACTTGCTATCGACATAGCCAACTCGTTAAGACTAAATAAAATAGCCATCACCAGGGCTGCTACCAACCCTGTGATGACTACTAAGTCTGCCACATTTACCTTGTCGATATTCATGATTTCTTCTCTTTCTCGTGCAGCTCATTACGCAAATCATTTACACGAGCCTCTAATACGTCAACCCGCCCAACAAGCTGAAGATGCCGCTGAGCTTGTTGCATTCGCTCCTGTCTTGAGAGTTTAATCTCTTCTTTCAGCTCTTTAAGCGTCTCGATGAGAGTGTCATACTTGTCAGAGAAGAATGTTCTATCTTGAATCCGCTCAACATCAAGTTTTTGAAGGATCGGCAAAAGAATTAACCGATAAGCAGCCGCACTTATAATGCTTATAATCGTAAGAGTCGTCAAAACGTCCGCTAACTCAAAACTCCATGTCCACATCGGCCGCCCCCCCTTATAAGTCCACATACTCAAGCCTGCCGTTAGTGATTGACATTCCTTGACCGTAACAAGTGAAGTTTCTTAAGTCATTCTTTACAAGCTCGCCACTGTTATAGAAGTCGAGAAGCATAGTCACAGGATTGCTTTTAGGCGGTAGCACGACTTGTGTCGGTATTATGCTATCTTTTCTCCCCCATTGGTCAAGCTTATCAACGATAGCTTCAGAACAAAGAGCGTTAAGTGCGACGACAGCGTCGCTTGCGAATGTTCCTCTAGAGTCATTCATCGGTCGCAAGAGTACGGGTTTTGTTTCCTTTTCCATGGAACTAAAAACGGCAAAATTCATAACCGTGGACAATTTATCATAGTTTTCAAACTCGATCACAAGGTTGCCTAATCCGTTACGCCACAGCTTCCACGGAGTCGCTCCTGTAGAATCATCAATATACATTTGGTCGACCCTATCTTTTTCAGATACAACGGCAGGAATTTCGAGTGTGTCTGCAATCTCTTGAGTCGGATATAATAAGTCAAGTTGATACCCGTTACCGTCGTACGGTTGCGAAAGCGTAAAATCTATATGTCCGTTATTGGGAATTTGCTCACGCTTAAATCCATTATGTTCAGACACCCAAAATTTAGGTTGTCCCTCTAGGTGAACCACCCTATCACCAATACCAACTACAGTACCTTCGGTAATCGAAAGACGTTTATAGTTGCTCGAATATTGGCCGCCAGGAAGCATTTCTTTTAAGAGTGCTGATAAGATATCTTCAAGGCTATCACTATTTACCGACACCGCCTGACGTATCATCTTGTTGTATACGTTAGGAAAGTTTAGCCTTATAGGCTCAGCACTGCCGTTGTTCTGTCCACGAAGACTCTCAAGCCACTCATCCTCACTTCCGCTAAAGCCATGCTCAACAGCGATATCATAAGCACTCTTACCATCGCGTCCGTTCTCTCCGTCTTTTCCGGGTGTTCCATCTCGGCCATCCCGACCGGGCAATCCGGGAATCTGTACAGCTTGTACTTGTACCGGATTTTCGAAGTTCACCTTCACTTTTAATTCGTCCATTATAAAATCCCCCTCTTAATGCATTGATTCGTCGTAAACTATTCTCATATCGCCCATAATGAGCTTGTAGCTGTACTCGTTTTCCTTCATTACGAATACGTCGTACTTCGCCATTCGGTACCGTCTCGGTATCTCTCGACTACGCTCGCCAGGTATCTTCACCGTGACGGAATCTCCGTCGATGACATAATCGGCGGCTATAAGCTCGATGTCATTTTCTGTGCGGACTTTCATTACGGCCGTCGCTCCTGTGAAGTCGTGGCCGTCGGCAACGTACCGCCGAATGAAGTCGGATCCGCAGTGCAGTTCATCGTTGAATACCTGCACAAGAGTTGCATTAACCATATAACCTCCTTAAATGTGTCCATTCACGTCTACGGGAAAATCTTGGGTATTACTTAAATCGCAAACAAACAAGTTAAGGTAATTGATTCTCTTATTCGAGAACATTTCTTTTCTATATCTCTCCGGAACAACCTCTATGGTTTTTTCTCCTAAATGAACAATTTGAAAAACATTTGTGTTTCCGTGCATGGTTGTGGTACGAACAAGTGTACTCCCAATCAGTTCAGTGTTGTATTGACGCTTAGGTACTGTAAACTCTTCCTTTTTATACTCTACTCCGGAGTGGTATATTTTATTTACTACATCAATAATACGTAAACAGTATTTATTACTGTTAAACACAATATTTTTATCATGGTCGAATACCTGCATACCAATATTTCCGTCATTAGGAATTTTGCTTGAGTACACGTAGATTGTAATTCCATCTAATATTTGCTGTATATTATCGTTCTTATGACAAGCAAATCTAATTGTCGCTACAAAACCACCTATTTTTTCTTCATACAGATTGGTTATCATAACCTCGTGTTTTGAGGATATAACGTATAGATATGCTTCCCCTTCTTTTCTATCAAGAATAGGAATACTAACACTTACATACCAATCAAACGGTGCTTTCATTGCACTTACATCGTAGGCTAATGCACAAGCCTTTCCTGAATCTATTGCAGCACCATAATTCTGATAGCCACTAGCACCGGAAGTGTAATACGTTGTTACCCTTACTTTATTTTTCAGATACAAGCACGTGTCAGTATCATTGATTGAGGTAATATTTTCATTGTTCTTTACTTCTAAGTATCTCATTAACATACCCCCCAAAAGACAATATATGTACAATGTTTACCCTTTAGCTGTGGTGGAGCGGTAACTTTTAAGGTGTTCCCAATTAGGTCAAAATCAAAAGGGTTTCTTATCCAATCTTTGGGTAATTTAGAAGTACTAGAACCATTTTGACAAGCAGAAACCCAACAAACTTCATTCCCTGTAATAGGAATGGTTACTTCAAAATCCTCTACAATAGAAAAGACTTTCATTCCCGTCATTTTTGTAATTCGGTCAGTTATATCCACTACAACCTTCCCCTTTTCGTCAAAGACTTGTAATCCTTGCGGCACGTCATCACCTCGTTTAAAAATTTTCTTGATTTTCTTCCATATTTTCTGCAAAAAATTTATCACTCCCATATGCCTAACCTCACTCTCAATTGATTGTTTTCGTCGTACACTTCAATAAGGTTGTCATGTATTTCAACTCGTTGCCCCGTAACTGCAGTACGAAGTGTGCCGATAGTCGCCGAAATAGCCGATAAACTTTCTACGTGCATTTTGTCAGCAGTAACCGCACCGGCTTGAATCATCTTCGGAGTAACAATGTTGTCATCAAAGAGAGCTTGGCCAGTAACATGTAGCAGCTTGCCATCGATTCGAGTTCCCGTCGGCGACAGGTTAATACGAGATATCAGTTCTCTCCCATCCAAGCTGTTGAGCCTTAAATCAACGCTATTAGACAGCTGAGTAATACGAGTCGACGTTCCTGTCACCTCGGACTTTACGACCCCAACATCGCCTTCGATTTTGGCTATAGCTCTGTCTATTTCATCCAGTCCTAAAGCTTCACGGCTGATGATTGATTTGTCTATCTCAAGCTTTACTGTGGCAAGCTGTTCACCGCTCTTTTCGCCTTCTCCGAATATGTCCGTATAAGCTACTCGCACTCGGTATACGCCAGGTGCAAGAATCAGCGAGAATGAATTAGTCGGAGTGAAGTAAACCGCATCATCGACGTATATGTTCGCTCCTCGGCACCCGAGCGGAATGGGGTCAAACGTAACGCCGATACCCGACATGCCGCCTTTAGCCGTTATATGCGTCGGTACTTTCGGTTCTTTGACGTTATACTCAAGCATAGCCGGAGCGCTGTATCCCTTCATCGGATTGTGAGCGTACAAGTACACTCGTCCGCTTCGTTCCGTCAGGGTTCCGACATATGTCGTATTCGTACTTTTACCGATGCGGCCGACCTCTTGACCCGGATTCAAGTCGTGCCGAATTTCATAAAAGTCAATGTCGGCATTTCGCACCTCGAGCCAATTAAATGTGGCCGCATTCCCGAAGGTAACGGCAAAGCCTTGCGGTGTATTCGGGACTTCTGATTTCATTTCGACCGTAAATCGCTTAATAAGGCCTTGTGAATAGTTGCCGTGTCGGTCTTTTACTCTGATACGTATATCGTACGTATGACCAAGCTCACACCCACTGATGACGATTTGGCCGTCACCGTTACCGCCGTACTTCCAGTCTCCAGAACCTTCTTTGTACCACCCTTCGGCCGTGTCAAAGCTTGTAATTTGAGGCGGTGCAAAGGTTGCGATAACATCAAAAGATGAAATGCCATCGCCTAAGTCGTAATATTTCGTGTATACGGCAAGGTCTCTGACTTCGGGAATGTAATACGGCTGTATCGTATATTCTATAGCCTGGACTTCTGCAAGGTCTTGTTCGTTGGACCCGAACATATTCACCGAAGCGCACTTAATCCATATTTTCTTGCCGATATCTTCCGTGCGGTACGGAGCGTGAAACAGTGCTTCATCGATACGGACGCACTGCGAACCTTCGGCGTGGTTATTAACTGTCATGGCGTATTGGCCACGCACTAGGCCTGTAAGTAAATACCGCCCGTCAGGCTGAAGAGTCGCTCCTTCATAGCTAAGGCATTCTCCGTCAATCCAAATAAGCGTGTTCCCTCGCTGAGCGTCAATAGCCGATCCGCCTCGAAGCTCACCGGAGAAGAGTTCAACCGTGCAACTCGTCGCTTCGGCTGTCATGGCTGCGGCTAGTCGTCCAATACGTGCCTGTGCCGTAATCTTGCCGGCTTCTTTATACGCATCGCCCGTGTCTGATACCCACACCGTACAGCCGCCCCATCCTGACAGAGCCGTTACGCCTAATAACAACTCGTTACCTGATACATCTCCAGGTGTCTGCACGATTGCGTAATGGTCAATGGCCGGAGCCGGAACATTATAATCAGTAAACGGCCGTTCGTTCTCATGTACGTCGTACCGTGCCGGTGAATATGTGCCAGGCGGTTTTCCTTCTGCTGTAATTTCAAGCTCACCATCTGCCGCTTCATTAACAGCCGTAATAACAACGACTTGCCTGTCTAGTTGGCACAATTCATCGGTAAGCGTCACAAGGTCGCCAGGCTCAAGACGGCAAAACGCCCAATCTAAATGAAACGTGTACTGGTTCTTGCTGTACAGGCGTTTCATCGCTAATTGTTCAGCGTAATACTGCGCTCTCTTTTTCGTATATAAGTAGTGTGCAGTCTTTTTGCTTGCAGGCTTCATACCGTTCTTTTGAACATCTGCCACCACTTCAAAAGATACCGTCTCTTTTTCGTACCCATTGGCACGGTTAATGAATTCAACAGTTGCTTGGTTATACGTCTCCGAGCTGTCTTTGCGCTTATAAATAACGAGTTGCCCGTCACTACCCGGAATAAGGTCGTCGGCCGTAAGGTTGTACTGGATCTCCTTTTTAGGATTCCAATCTCCGACCGCCTTGTCGGCCAAGGGTACAATCTTCAGCCGGTCATCGGACCAGAAGAGGTAACAATTGGTGATTTCAGCGATATCGTTAATGATTTGCTGTGCCTTTTTTGCCGACTCATCAGGCGGTGTCGAGATGAGAATGTCGGCGGCTGCACAATACTTACGGAAATTCTCAATACCCTCGATTTTAACGTCTTCAATCCCCGCCGCTTTCAGCACATATAGAATATAATCAGCCGGATTCACGTCGACTCCGTCACCGGTCTCAAGAAGTTTTCCTTTAACTTCAAAATTATACGTCGGAAGACTTCCCCGATTGCCGAGGTCAACGACTCCTGCCATGTATGCCAATCCGCTGTACGGCAGTGCCTTTTCAGGGTGCTTACTTACTACGTACGGCCACGGTTCCTGTCCGTATTCGCCTTTATAAAGGGATAACTGGATGTCGGCTTGAGGGTACTCATAGACTTCCTTATCCTTCCACACCTTACCGATACCGGCTATAGGTCCTTCGCACAAAGCAATGGCTGCGGCGACGGTATACGTATAGTCTATTTCCGTGTGCTTTGAACCGCCGCCCTTACCTGTACGGCTTGTGTGCTTGTGTTCATGCGCCGTAAAATCATCCCAATAGATGATATTGCCCGATACCCTGGTTGTCCCAAGGACTTCAGGCACTGTCTCGCCGTATGAAGCACTATTTATCTGAAAGTCGCCAATAATATCGGCTCGATTCGTTGTATTATTTTTCTTAAACAGAAAACCCATTAGGCTGCTCCCCCTTTCTTCGGATTGAAACGATACACAGCACGAAGCCTTGATTTACCTCGATTATCGTAAAACAGAATATCGTCAACATTAGAGATAATAACGCCAAGGTCAACGAAGGCGTGAATAACCTTGCCATTACCGATATATACCGCTCCATGACTCACACACCGACCATATTGATACAGCAAAAAGTCGCCGATTTGAGGTTCTCCGTGAACTTCGTCGGCGACTTGCTGTATGTACTTTAAATATTTCTCTTCCGAACGATGCAGATGCCATTCGTTCGAGTAGTTTTCTATCTGTAATTGGTCCTTTGCTATCAAACCCGATCCGATAAGTGACGCAACAAGAAGGTATGCACAGTCGACTCCGTGACCTTTGGCCATAGCATTATTAACGTACGGTGTTCCAAGCCACTCAAGTGCCGCATCGGCAATCTTTTGCCCTGTAGTCTTTTTCATCGTATCGTCTCCTTCAACGGAACATACGGAGTGGCCCTGTTTCGTGCAAAATTATCGAATTTCTTCTTGCACGTCTCAGGCGTTTTATCGCAACCAGGATAAATATAGGCCTCACTTCCGATAGTAGCCTGCGTATCACTCGGACTCATATACATAACGGTACCGTTCGAGCTGCTCATTATCTGAGTCGATTGTCCTGCAAGAGGACCTGACACCCATTCGATACCGCCTGCATTATAGTATCCGTCCTCAAACGGCACGTTTATTCCGACAGTATTTACGCCTGTAAGTGCCGTTACTTTCATTCGCTTACGGTACTTTTTAATATCGACACCGCACTCCTTGGAGTACACACAATAAGGGCATTGCGGATAGTACCGCTTACTCGGAAACTCTGTATTGAGCTTCTGCACAACGGACTTTACGTCAAGCGTTATTGTAAGGCCACCGCCTTGCTTTACCTCGACCGTACCGGTAAAGATATCTACAGCGTCAATTAATGTTCCGTCTTGCTTAAAGAATGCTCGTTTAAGCTCCATGGTAGCTCCGTCAAGACCACCGTTATGAGCGACCGCCAGTATCGGCACACCGCCTATTTGGTCATGCTTATCGCACGATACCGAAACGGACAGCTTATCAACCGCCACATCGGAATGTGTTGAGGTCTTGTTACGAGTAATGACAGGCCCGTCGGCACTGTAGACATGGCCACCATGACTTACGTTTGAGTCTGTATCTGTCCAGTAATACGCCATGCCGCTTTGGAGCCGAAGGGCATATAAGTCGCAACTGCGGAACGACTTTGCCGTATTCAAGTGTTGAGTTAATGCTTCTCCTGCCTGTTTCATTGCACGGTCACCAACTTAAAGGATTTTGATTTATAAACGTCTTTATACTCAAGCTCTGCCGTAAAGTCACCACTAAGTAGCACCTTCCAGTAGTACGTATAATCGGCTGTGATGACAGCATCCGCAGGTACGGTATTAGTCGTTCGAATCGTGCCACCGTCTACAGTCACGTTCTCAACAGGAACACCGTCAGCATAGAGCTTTACGTTCTCCACGTATGCAACCGGCTCTGTATAATCGCCAAAACGCCGAATGGCTTGCCATTCGCCTTGATTGCCTTTTCCGAGGGTAATACCTTTTTCTTCGTTGTCTTCAGGGTCAAGCCACAAGAAAGGCTCTGTGCCACCTTGAATTTGCGACACAAAGCCCATCATTTTTTTGTACTCTTCAGGCTTGAGGTATGCGAATTCCGTCGTAATCGTGTACTGCGGATACCGCCACGTCGTCATAGTTCGTACTCTTCCGGATCCGCTACGTTTGGATTTTGTATCCCAGTGCTGCATTTTAGACGACTTCCACGCAAGCGACTTAATACGAGGGAATTTTTTTAGTTTTTCCATGGTTACCACACTCCTGACGTACCGATAAATTCACGGTCTTGGTTAACGGTGAACTGACGCAACACTCTGCCGCCTTTCGATTCGAGCCAATTCCCGAAAGACTCGGCATCAAGAGCCGACACGTTCAGTGTTATGCCACCGGCCGCACCGCCGTTTGCCCTGGCAATGCCGGCACCCATTTCGTCATACGTCTGCGTCGATAACGGAATGACCGCTTCGGGGTATTTACCCTCGCCAATTTCGGCATACGTGCGGCCTACTGCCACGCCACCACTTGCCATGTGTAAATTCGGAGCACTTCCCATAAGCGTATTTTTAGCCTGCATGGCAAGTCCTGCAGCCGCACCGATTGCGGACTGTGCCGTCCATGCCGCCATACCCGTTGTTGCCGAAACACCACCAGTTGCCATTGCCACCTGCTGTGCAAGTGTCGTCCAAGGCGGTATTTGAGCGTTGGCTGCTGCGACGCTTGCAGCCGTTTCTTGCTGTTGAAGTGTCTTTCCGAGAATGGCTTGTTTAAGCCTTGCCGCCGCCCAATTGGCAACATAATCGGCCAGAGATTTGATAAGGGCCTTGCCGATATTCTCAAACGCTTTACCCAGGCTTGTCGTTCCTTGAAGAAGTCCGGACAACCCCTCTTGAAGTGCATCAATCCCCGACATCATGGCCCCCATCCACATTTCTTGTGTGTTGAAATACGAATCCATCACAGCTTGCTGATATTCGTCCAACATTTCTTTACGGAGGTTGTAATTGTCTTGAGTCATGACGTATTCGTCAGTCAAGGCTTGCTGCAAAGACGCAAAGTTCTGTGTCCGTAATGCTTCGTCAATCGCCCACTTCTCTTCGGACATCTGTCGATACAAGTCGTTACGTTTCAACAGGTATTCCTGTTCCTGTGCCAGGAGTTCCTTATTCTTCTCCGCTTCAAACGTGATTTCGTTCTTCCCGACGATTTCGTACGCAATGCCGTTAGCGTCAAGAGCCGCTTTATATTCGGCCTGTTGTTGCTTAGTCATCTTGATGTACTCGTCGGAGAAGCCTTGCCACTTGTCCGTAATGCTGTTTATTGCTTCTTCATGGTCATGTTCGAGCTGTGTAAGCGGTGAAGCACTGCCTGTTGAATCCTTCGTACTAATCGAGAAGTTAAAATCCTTGGCCATATCACGGACTTTATTCCACACTTCACGGATTGCCTGTTGCTCTTCGTGTTCGGCCTGAATACGCTTTTCGGCGTAAATAGCCTGGAGATTCGTTAAATCTTCCTGGTAGTGTTCGTTGGCGTCCTTAGATTTATTGAGTTCTTCCAGTTCCTTTTTGTACTGAAGCTCAACCAATTCGCTCTGCTTGCCGAACATCTCAAGGTAGTTCTGTTGAATTTGTTCATGGATCCGCTTGGCTTCTTCGGCTAATTGGTTACCGGCACTACCCGCACCGCCGCCACCGCCTGAGCCACCTGACCCACCGCCGCCACCGGCTCCTCCGGCATCGTAACCACCGCCACCTCCACCGTCATAACCACCGCCGCCAATTTCACCGCCACCGCCGCCAGACAGTGCGTTAAGCACATCTCCGGCTGCGGATTTAATAGTATCGCCAGCCGCCTGCGCTTCTTCAGGACTAATGCCTTCAATATTATTAATAGCCGAGAAATCAAAGTCGAATACCGATGCAAGCTTAGCCCCAACGCCGTTTACAGCGTTAATCAGCTTGTTGATGAGAGCGATAATCTGATTAATCGCCCAGGCTACAGTGTGAACAAGAGTTTCCCATACCGCCGACGCCGTCTCTCCGAATCCCTGAGTCGCTGCGGCACATGTACCGAGAACTCCGGCCAAAACGGACAATATCGTAATAACAATACCGACGGGATTGGCCCTCATGATTGCGTTCATAACCTTTGTGGCCGCACCTAGTGCCATTGTTCCGACTTTCGCCAGGTTAAGAGTACCGGATAAGGCCATCATGACGCCTTTCACCCCGGCTGTTGCAATAGCACTGGCTATCATAGCCGCTTTAAGCTGCAAAGACGCAAGCGTAACGCCTATGGTCGCAATCCTGGACGCTATCATTTGGCCCTTATATAAGGCCTGTGCTGTAGCCGCCGCCTTGGTTGCTACCGATACGGCTAATATAGCCGTCTTCCAAGTTGTAAACGCTACCGCAACCCCGGCAATTATAGGCTTAATCTGGTTGCCCATTCCGATAATGACCGAAAAGGCTGATTTAATCACCGAAGCCACGGTCCTCACAATTACACTTAGCGCCGAGAAGGCCGCCTTTATGGCCGCAATGGCAACTTGTGCCGCCGCCGACATTACCTTAAAGGATATTCCGATACCTTCGACAATGGCCTGGAAATCGCTCGAAGCGGTTATAGAGCTAAGTTGTTCGAGTACAGGCTGAAACGCCTGCAGGGCCTGATTAGAGAGTTGTTGTCCGATTTCGGCAAACGTCATGGGGATTTCAGCGAACTTGGCGTTCGTTTCTTCAGCACTGTTAAATAAGGCTTCTTTGATAACATCGGCCGTAATAAGACCTTGTGACGACATCTCTTTTAACTGTCCGACGGTCATACCCATTTGCTGAGCAATCGCCTGTGCGAGCATGGGAGCATTTTCCATGATTGAGTGGAATTCATCCCCCTGCAATTTGCCCGCCGCCATTGCTTGCGTTAACTGGTACATGGCTGCTGTCGATTCTTGGACGCTTGCGCCGGAGATTTTAAACTGTTTATTGAGCTGTTCGACAAAGGCTATCGCTTCATCATTTGAACTGAAAGCGTCCTTAGCAAGCATGTTAAGCTTAGCCACACTGTCGGCCATTTCAACGTACCCACCTCGAGACCGCTGTGCTGCTGCATAGACTTTGTCCATAATTTCGGTTGTCGTCTGCGTGCCGTCGTTAATAAGATTGATACGGGACTTAAGCTGTGCCATTTGGTCAGCCGTATCAGATACTTTCCCGGCAAGCTGAGCAACCTCTTGGGCAACTAAAGCTACGCCCGCCGCCGCCGCTGCCATTGGCATCTTCTCTAGTGCCTTCTTGGCAATGCCGCCCATTTTTTCGCCCAGGGCATTTTCAAGCTTACTACCAACTCTATCAATCGCCTGTTCGGCACTTGAGCTATCGCCTTTTATCTTGACGTGAATGTTTGCGTCTGCCATTACAACTCACCCCCTTCTTCAAGCCATTCTCTCATAAATTCCATTTCCTCTTTTTTACGATCCAGTCGTGTCGGAGGATGTAAATCTTTCATAATATCCTTCACTTTAATTTGGTTCTTCTTATCGAGCTGAACGTTAACAATAAGTGACGTCATATACGCCGTTCTGGCGTCTTCAATGCGAGTCCGAAGGTCATACCCTTGCACCATCTTTTCAAACTCCATAGGCGTAAGCTCATAGAATTCTGACGGCTTTAAAGCCAAGATACTATAAGCCACTTTTTCGGCTTTTCGTACCCATAATGCAAAAGAAGAGGGGGCATTATGCCCCCCGTTTAGTTTTTTACTGCTTCGCCTTCTTCGGCTTCGATTTCGGCATCATCTTCGGGTGTTTTTTCTTCCGGGAACGCCATGAAGTATGCTTTTTTACCGAGAATGCCACTACCTGTAATGGCTTTAACAATCGGCATCATGATGTCGTTTAATTCAACCTCACCGCTATCGAACAGCTCCTGCAAGCGGTCTGCATAGAACTGAGTGCTGCGACGGCCATACTGACGAAGACCGATTTCATATGCGGTTATGATGTCCGATAAGGACAATTGCTGAATAGCATTATAAATCGGCTTGCCGACCGCCGATTCAAATTCAGCCAGGCGTTGGATATTAAAGTATAAGCGTTCACCCTTGCCGAAGAAGTCGCATTTAATTTGTTTCATGGTTTATATATTCCCCTCTCTAGGATTTCTTCAATTCAGATAACGGACCGATACCTGCCAAGGTGCCCTTATAAGACGCCACATCATCATGCGGAGCTTCAATGGAAAGTTCCGTAATAGATGCCCAACCGGTTACATAAGACTTGTCAGGGTACTCGAATTTAAGGTGTACAGGTTGGTCTTTAAGGAAGGCTTCGTTCAACGCTTCCAAGCCGTCATCGTTAGCCATGAGTAAAGTATCTAATTCAATGCTCCATTCCTTAAGACCGGGCAAGGTCGATTTCCAACCCCCAGAGTCTTTGTGTGATGCGTCGATAGAGTCGGCTTTACGGCTGATAGAGCCGCCCTTCTGACCGCCGATTTTAGTCCACACCGCACCCGTTGTTTCATCAGTGCCTGTATTCAAATAAATAAAATAATTTTTACCCACCGTCGCTAAAGAATTAGCTGCAGACGGTGCCAGTGCTTTTTTCGGTGTTGATGCCGGCATTAGTATAGTCCTCCTTCACGAGTCAAATCAAAAAGGCGACACTCAATCGTATACTGCGAACCGAGTAACGGCCGCAATGCGTCGAGGTCGCCCGTTTTTTGTTTAACTTTTAAATCTAAAATCTGATAGTTACTGCCATTGAGTACGCATATATCCTCATTTAGTGAACCGACGGCTTGCCGCATTTGCTTTAAAGCTGTGTCGATTTGCCCCTCAAGCTCACTAATTCGAGCGTATCCAACAGATAAATCCGGGTCGTCATTTCGTACCCAGGCTTCAAGATAAATCGTAACGAGAAGCTCATTTTCGATACTTTCATCATTTACTGTTTCGTATCCTCGAACAAGCATAATTTTTCCGATTTCGTCGACGTTGGCATGCTGCGGTATAACCGCACCAAGCTGTACAGGTGAGGATATTTTACACGCTATGAGAACGTCTTGAATCCGCTTTAAAAGCTCAAACCACATTATCATATCAGCTACCCCCTGAAGATTTCGCACGACCGATAACCGGAATACTGCGTCGGGTCGCCCGTAAGGTCTTCAGGCGTAATCGAGCCTTCAAGCTCTTTTATTCGGCCCTGGATATATGCAAGTTTTTTGCCGTAAAAGTCGTCCGTTTCACCGCCACGCCCATAAGCTCCAGGCAAACTGTACGCCTTTCGCACACAGGTCTCACGATACGTATACAGCGTTACAAGCTCATCCGCCACAAAGCTACGGATAACCTTCGCTTGCTCAACTCCAAGCCGCTGTGCGAACAAATACAGCCACTTTTCGGCAATGGCAAGGTCGTTCTTGGTGACGTTTTTTCCAAGTAACTCGTCCATAAACGCCATTTCGGCCAAGTCATATAACATGTGCATTCACTCCCTTTAAAATTTGAATTCAATCTCACATGCTTGGCCATTACTATACTTTTGTTCAATGGCATCACATATGTCTTTAGTGGCAAGCTTGGTATACTGGCCGAATATCTTAATGATGTCCGGTCTTTTCGTATCTAACGCTCTATACAAGAACGAATCCATGCGATTTCCGGGATGAAGAACGTTTTTAGCAAACAAAAACGAGTTACCGCCAGTCGGGACCCACCTCAAAGCCTTACGATTCTTAGGCCGTATCATGTGCGGCCGTGTGCCTTCATGTACGAACGGACCATAATCGGCCAATCCCTCATCAAGATATACAACGGCACTCTTGTCGGTTAGCATTCGCATGTCAATAGAACGAGTTAAATCGCCCGTTCGTGACGTGTAGTTGTGATGCGTTTGTGCTTCATCCTGGACTTCAATGGCCGAGGCCTTTACGGCCTGTCGTATTCTCTTATCGAACACATCCCGACTGACGCCCATACTACTCGCCTGCCTGTTCCGTTTCTTCAGCCGGTTGTTCTACGGCTTCAGCCTTCTTTGCCTTTGTCTTTTTCGGCTTTTCTTCGACCGGCTCCGTTTCTTCTGTCGGCTGTTCGTCCGCCACAAATCCTTCGGCAACTAACTGCTGAAGGCGGTATTCAGAATCGGCGTACTGAACTTCATTAAGCCGAGTTACTCGAGTGTTCATACGGTACCTCCTTATGCTCCGGTATTAACGAATACGCCCTTAAGCTTGTTGCTCGGAATCCACAAGTCATGGAATTTTCTGTAATCAAGCTTCCAAGCGTCTGCCTTTTGGTTTTCGTCCGGGGTGAAGATACGGACCTTGTCCGTTTTAGATACGGCAATCGGCGCACGCTGTGCAATTACGATCCAGTTGATGTCCTTCGCCTGAGTGTCAGCCTTAAAGCCGCCTGCTTCCTGTCCGCTTGTCGTGCCGTTGTTAAATACGTACTGCGTTTTCATGCGAGCGCTAGGAACGCCAATGATAGGAATTTCATTGTACGTCCGCACTTTTGTCGCTACCGTACCGGCTGTAAAGTCGCCCGTATCGATGAACTTCTGGATACCCTTTGCATTGTTAAGAATCGTTCGTACCTTACGGTTCATGACAATAACAAGCGGTTCGTCATCGCCTACGATATCCTGTACTGCCGTAATATCATCGTCGAGCTGTGCCAAGATATTATCAGCCGTCGGCGTAAACGTTGCCTTTTCTTGGCTTGCCCCTTTCGCCAACGCCGCAATACGGCTATAGCGAAAAGCGTCTACTTCGGGAACAACCTGTAAACGTTGGAACTCACCCATGACGTTACCCGAAGAAGCCACAAAGTTCGTTTCGTCAACACTCATTGCGTCGAGCGAAAAGCTTCTGCCACGGTCTTGTGTAAGCTTATAGGTACCGAATTTCAGCGTAACTGCACCCTGTACGAAGCCGCTATCACGGTCGTATGTCGCAAGCCCTGCCGTCGAGATTTCGGGCATTTTTACTTCATCGCCACCGTTATAAATTACCTGTGTTGCGTTTGCTTCCATCCAAGCCGATGTTGCTGTTGCGAGCATTTGTGCGTCAAGCCCGTCTTGGAAAATTTTTGCACATTCTAACGTATTAATCGCCATTATTTAATCTCCTTTCGTTGCCTGGGGTATCCCCAGTGCCGCTTCAAACTGTGCTTTTACATCGTTGCCGGCATTCTGCCCGGAGCTTCCTTGTCCGCTGCCACCGTTTTGATTATCCTTAACCGCCCAAGGCTTCCCCTTGAGCCATGTGGTGGCTGCGTCTTCAATCGTCCCGACAGTGCCATCTTCTTTTTTGAATCCGTACTTGCCATCATCACCGACTTCAATACCGCCAACAATAAGCTTGGCGAACTCTTTCGGATCCATTGCATTATGTTTCGTTAACGCATCGACGGTCTGTGCCATGATGTCCGTCTGGATTCGTTTTTGTTCGGCTTCTTGCCTTGCAGCCTTTTCGGTCTCAAACGATTTGGAAAGGTCATCGAATTTCTTCAGAAGAGTCTTATATTCTGCCGTTTGCTCTCCTGCTCCCGGCTTTTGAAGTTCAGCAATTTGATTGGTCAACGTGTCCTTTGCTTCGGTTAACGTCTTAACCAAAGCTTCAGCCTTTTCTTTGGCTTCTCGTTGCTCTTTCGACTCGCCGTTCAATTTCCCGACTTCCGCTTTAATGGTCTCCACCATCGCCGCACCGCCGTC